GTATCTTTTGCTAATTGCAATTCTCTATAATAAAACTCTCTTAGTTTTATCGGCATATAGTACAAGTCATGCCAATTGAATCCTCCATTGGCATAATACATCATTTGAAATATTTTTTTGTGTAAGTATACGCTATACTCAATCGGCAGGGTAAAAAAAGTTAATCCCGAAGGGAATTTTTAGCGCCTCCGATTCACCCGTTTCTACCGATGTATATTCAAATTTTAAATCTAAATCAGGTGTCATTGTAGACATGTGCTTTCTCAATGATTTTGAATCACCTGCTAATAATCTATTTGTTACAAAGTTACTGATATATCCCAAATCCCTGTTACCATCTACTTCTACAATCACTCTCCTATATCTTGTAGTAATTTCATTTGATTGTTTTAGGGTTTTTTGAGATGCTTCCGTATCTCTATTTATTGCAAGTTCATCACCATGTGTGAGTAGTTTAAACTTAATAGATGCTTTTGATTGTGGTAATACAAAATCATATTCATTTTGTCTGTTTAGTTTCGCTTCATCTACTTCTTTTATTTCGATTTTAGATAAATCAATAGTAACTTCAACTTCTTCACCATTAAATGGATCAATTATAGTTGTAGGATACTCTGCTCCAAATGCCAACATCCTAGATGTAACTAATATAGCGTTTTTATCACCAATCAGTAAATCATTTATATTAACACCAGGCTCAACAACAACTGATTCCAATAGTTTATCTAATTGAATTCCTTTTTTTATTAAATTGCTTGATGTCAAAATATCTTCTTCCTTTGCTGTCATTAGTTTAATTGTAATCTCACCTTTTGATAGGGGATTACTTTCAGGATAACATAATCCTTTTGATGGTAAACTAATAATTTCTGTTGGGAATGGAAATGATTTTGGAGTAGATTGGTATGGTTGTGGTGCCAATCCTCTTGTAACTTGTTGTTCGATGTTGTCGCTCATAATATAACTTTTATGTTTAATTATATATATACACTTTTTTAAAAATTATAAGAAGGATGTAATTTACAATGACATTTTTTACACAATGATTTACCATTGACTTGATTACTGATATGATAATCTATAACTTTATTCATTATTTCTCTTTTTTCATCAAAATCATACTCACAATCACTATCTACATATTTTGAAAGTATTTCTGACATCGTTTCATTACTATGATGTACTTCTAATTTTCTATTACTATCACATTCCGTACATTTAAAACCATCTCTGACTAATATAGGGTAAATCCATTCATCGTATAATCTTCTATTTGCTCTTACCAAATTATTTATAGATGATGTGCCACCTTTCCAATTCGCTGATTCAATGCCCCATCTGGTAGGTATTGTTCCGTTTAATCTTTTTTCTCTCATTTGATTTGAATATTGTAATTTTTTATCAAATGTAAATGATTTACTTATTTTTTCCCCATATTTAGCAACAATTTCATTTGTTTCTTTTGTAAGTCCAACATTCCAAACTTGTCTTTCACCATCATTAAATTGTTGTCTACGTTTTTCTGCGGAATTATTTATTGCAGTTTGATTATGTCCCCAATTATTTTTTACTCTGGACACATGCCCTCTAATCCATTCTTTATAACCTTTTTGTAAAGTAATGAATGGTGCATTATCACCGCATCCACATTTACACTTAGGTATTTCTCCATTTAGAAAATATTGATTATATATTTCTTGTGATGTTAGTTTGTGAATTTTAGAGCTATGGATACGGAGTGCATCTAATGATTTTAATTCTTTTTGGCAGTGTTTACATATGTACATAAAAAAACCTCTTTATAATAAATATAAAAAGGTTTTTCAAAACATTGATTTTTGATTAAGTATTTCTTAAAAACACATAATCATATATTAAGGTCAATACTCAAGCACCGCGTAATCATACGTTAAAGTCAATTCGATTGATAATGGGTCATTTGAAGCCCAATCCAACTCACCAAAGTTTGCTGAACTGATAAATGCTCCTACCAATGTCCATTGTTCAACTTTATCTCCAACAGGGCCTAATAGATAGAATGTAATATCTTTCTTATAGAATGCAGAGTATCCATCTCTACCTGTTAAGGATTCATGTGAACTTCTAACCCACTCCATAACTTGCTGTGCACCTGATGGTACAATTGGGTCATATAGAGTGATGTTAATATCATCCCATGTGGATTTTCCTTTTAATTTCCTTTTCACGTTGATGTGGTCTAATTCAACTACTTCCGATGTGAAAGTTGGTCTTGCTGCTGTCTTAATAATATAAGACTCAATCCCGTTGATTTCCATAATGAACCTGTTTCCCATTTTGGGTTCAAAATTCTTATAGAACATTTTATCAAACTCTAATATTTCTGGCATTTTACTTTATTTTTATTATTCTATTATAAATATCTGTTTTCTAAATTATCCGTTAAAAGCTGCTCCAGTTGGTAAGATGTTGAAATCAATTTGAATGAATTCAGCGGTCTTAGTTGGTTGTAAGTAAATTGCTCCTTTAAGAATGTTTCTATCAATTACATCTGGTGTATTATTAGTTTCATCCATTACAACTCTGAATGCGTACAAACCTTGTCTTTGTTGAATTCCATTTAAATATGGATTAACAATGTTTAAGAATCTGTTACGAGTTTCAGAAGTGTTTTGTTCGAATAGTAAATAACGAGATGTAGAAGCGATATATTTTCTTACAGTCAATAATAATCTTCTTACGTTGATTCTGTCAAGTGCAGATGGTTTATCTTGTAATGTTTTTTGTCCGAATACTACAATACCTTGCCCAGGGAACTGAACGATTGGGTTTACCTTTCCTTCATACAATGTATCTTTTTCAGATTGAGTTAATCTATTCAATACACTAACTGCTCCTACCAAACCACCTCTATTCAAACCTGCTGGTGCGAACCATTCTGCTGCTACTCTATCGTTTGCTGCGAATACGCCAGGTAATAATACTGATGGTGGAACTGTGATAAGTTTGTTTGTGTTTACATCAATTGTTTTAATCCAAGGATAGTAAACTGCTGCGTAATTAGAATCTACTGATTGTGCTTGTGTTACAGTTGCCGATAAAGAAGTTCCAGAGTTACCTGCATCACCAATAAAGAATGCATCTGCTCTTTGTTCTACCATATCTAAAATTGAAGTCCAAACTGAACTATGGTCTGCCCTATTAACGTGTGGTGCGATAACCATATTCATATCATATTCATCAGCGTTTGATAATGCTGCGATGTGTTTTCCGTATGCTAATTTACCTGCAGCGGTTGCTGGTTCGATATCAGCTGCGTTTGTATTTGGTGCATATCCGTCAAAACCTTCTTGAAATGCTATTGTAAATTGTCTTTTTAGAATTTCAGTAGATGTAGTTGATGTTAATGTTAATCCACAAATAGTATCTAATGAGAATACTGCGTTTGCTCCATTTCCTGCACTTACAGGAACTGGTTTCATATAGATTTTATTATCACCATTGTTATCCAAATCAATACCACTATATTTTGCAGAATCTCCTATTGAACCGGTTGTAAATGATACTCTTGGAATCAAATTTGCGTATGCTCCTGCGTTTACAGGTAATTGATATGCAGCATGTGCAAATGGTACTGCCTGAATTGGTGCGTTTTCGTTTAGGTTTACAATTCTAATATATTTTGAATTATTTACCCAATCACCATTTTCAGTTATTTTACCAGATGAATCGATACTTCTTTTTCTATCACCAATTACTCTACTAATATAATTAGGAGAATTAGGGTCTAAGTTAACATTTGCGAATGTTTCTAAAACTGTCTTTTTCTTATCTGTATCACTAAATGCTCTAACTACTACTGTGAATGTACCATAATCAGTTCCATTTGTTGTACCAGCTGCTTTTACATTTGAAATACCAACTTTTACTTTTGTATTAGCTGCGTTTCCTGCAGTGATTGTTTCAAATTGGAATAAAGAATATCTTGCATTACTAATTAATTGAGATTGAATATATGGAGTCAATGCCTGGCAAGCTTCACCAGTTCCGTAAGAACCACTAAACTTTTGGTCACTCAATACAATTATACTTGCACTTACATTTGTAGGATATGTTGCCAGTACGATTGAACCACTTCCGATTCCGTCTGTTCCAGATAATGTATATGAACCTGTGTTAATTATAACACCATTTTCTTTAAAGAAAGCGTATGAATATGCTCTTGCTGAACCATATGGAGATGAACCAAATACTGCTTCAATGTTATTTATATCAGATAATTCAAGAGATGCACTATATCCTGTTGGAGCTACTACTCCACTTCCACTTAGTTGAATTGAAAAATCTCCTCCACCGTCTAAGTCAGATACCAATGATCCTGCAAATCCAACTGCACTTCCTGTGGTGTTGAAAAGAAGCCCTAATGCACCTGATTGTGAACCTGATGCTGCTATTAATAATAGGGGTGCTTTTTCAGTATAACCCGCTTTTCCAGCTACTCTACAAATAGTTGCAGTTCCTGCTTCTCTTAAATAGTTTTGTACTGCTAACGGAGTGTAATATGTGTCATCTACTGTTCCAAATAAATTTTCAAATTCAGCTTGTGAATTTACTATTGTTGGTACTAATGGTCCTTCTTTGAATGGGCCGATGAATGCTGCACCTATGTCAGCTACACCTTGTTGTAAAAATGATAGGTCGTTTTCCTTAGTGAATACGCCTGGTGATACTAATTTTTCTGCCATTTTGTGTATTTATTTAAATTTGTTAATTCTCCATATAAATATAAAAATTTATTTCAAAACAACAAAACTTATTTGTAGTTAGGAGAGAAATAATCGTATACTTGTTTTACTAAAGTTGAATCTTGCGTTAAGTTATAAAACAATACTGGTCCAATTGATCCACTCCAAGCTATATTTCTTCCCGTATTTGCCCCTATTACCAAATAGTTTGCAGTTGTTGGGTTTGCGAATGTGGTTGATGTAAATGATCCAACAGATATACCATCAACATATAATGTAGAAGTACCATTTGATTGGAATGTTGCAGATACCATATACCATGAACCTGATGCCAATGATGATGTAGTTGCTGAAAAGTTTCCTAAACTACCCGATATACCAACTCTATCTACTGCCGAACTATTACTTGATGATACTAATAAAACGTAAGATCCTCTATAATCAAAAATAGGTTTACTTGCTGCTCCCAATGTGGCATTTGGTTTAATCCAAACGTGAATGGATCCTGAGTTTGTGTTAAAGTTTGCAATACCTCCACTAATTGATACTGTATCCTTATAAAGTACATCACCACCATCAAATTTTAAATATCTTTCTTTACGGAGTGATCCTGAAATATATACAGGGCTACCATTTGTAAGTGATAATGGGGCCTGTGCACCAGGTCTAACACCTGTATTGTTTCCAGACATATCCATTAAATCTACTGTTATAGCCGTATTATGTGTAGGAAAAGCATTTGCTGCCCATGATCCTGATTTACCAGGTTCTAAATACATTTTTAATCCGTTTGCTGGAATGTATGGCTGTGTTGTTGTTCCTTTATTGTGTGATATAAATCCATTTGATAAATATACGTCCGATTGTTCTACATTAACTGTTACAATTTCAACATCTGAATTTATTTTATCTATATTAGCAATTTCAATTTCAGTTTGATTTTCATTTATTAATCTATCACCAATTAATATATTTTCTATATTTTTAAATTTATATTTTTGTATTTCGTTATCCCAAACATATAATGGATGTAATCCGGTTGCTTCAATCAATCCATTATTAATTGAGTAATATGAACTTGCAAAATTGAAAGTTAAATCTGCAATAACTACATTTTGTGTTGTTCCTGATAATTCATCTTTTAAGAAAAATCTCCATTCGGTTTCTGCTGTATCTGTTCCGTCTAAAGTTTCATCAGGCAATCCATCGGGTACCCAAGCTTTTATTTCATCGCCTACTACTAAATCTTCAACATTTAATTCCGTTCCATCGGATAATTGTATTTTTGTACCAAATAATAAACAAAAATCCGGTTGGTTGACAGTATTATATACATCAACTGCGTATAATAATTTTGTTGTTCTTGTATTATAATTAGTTGCGGCTGTATTATAACCATCCGCATATGACATTGTAAAACTTGCAGAAGCTTCTGCATATACGGTTGTTCCTATTGCTGCAGCTGTTATTGGAAATACCGTAGATCCACTTGTCACCGTTTTTGAACCGGTTGTGAAGTTTGCATTACTAAATGAACACGTATAATTATTAAATTGTTGTTGGACTTTATTAAAAAAATTTGAACCAGTTAAACTAAATGAAAATTGTGCATTTTCT